TTCCGACAGTTCCGCCCAGCCCGATATCTTCGTGGCGGTGTAGGAATCTGCAGCCGGATAAATTGCAGTCGTAGCGAGAACAGTTTGATCTGAAATTCGGCTTTAGTTAACATCTTAGCTCCACACCTTAGAGTCAATGGTACTCCGGGTGTACATCGGGGCGTTAGTCGAGGCCCGCAGCAGCCCCCCGCCCGCTACACTGTCCCCCGCGTCGTCTAGCCCGATACTGACCTGTCCATTGGCCAACATTTTCAGCCACTCGATCGCGTCCTCATACCGTTGCCGAACATCGGCGCGGGGGTCGATGGTGTCGAGGTAATATCGGGTTACATCGGCGGCTTTACCATTCAGCACCACCGGCACCGAGGCAAGGGGGAGCGAGGCGGCGATCCCGATGTAGGAATTCATTTCCGATTCAGCATCCAACATCGCTGCATTAAACGCGGCGATATTGATCGCCGTATTGTCGGGGCTGTGTAGGTTGGTAAGCTCGATCATTTCTTGCTCACCAAAGCGATCAATCATTTGTTGCAAGGTGACGTAGGGCATGGGCTAAATATTGAATAGGTGGTTATCGATAATCTCAGCGATCGCTGTCCGATCCTCATCCGTGATCACAAGGAACGGGCGGGCAGGAATACCGCGATCCTCGTCCCCAAATTGATGAGTGGGAGCATAGACCTGGTTAGACCCGAAGACTAGCCCCCGCTCTGTCACAAAGTAGGTGATGGTATTTCGCAGGGGGCCGCTCCGTTGGAGGATTTTCATGCGGCGGCGGTTGCGTCGCTTCTCTGCGATCGTCTCAGGCTTGAGGGGCTTCCAGTCCAACGCGCCCCCCTCCTGGGCAAAACGGCGATCCGTGGTGCGGGTCAAGTGTTCGCCGATGTTCTTGAACGCGGGCTTGAGGTTGTTGAGGCGGTTCAATAGGACGCGGCGATCGCCTTGGACGTTGACGTTGATGTTGATCATGGGTGTGCCCGCGAGTCTCTATCTCTAGGGTACAATTAGAATGCCCCCCCGCGATGCGCAAACATCCGGGAGGCGTGACCACCTAAACCAACTAGGCAGTATGAGCATTTTAAAGGCATCGGTTACGGATGTGAAGATCGGCCCCGTCAGCATAAAGGGCTTGATGTCCGAGAATGGCGAGTTTGGCGTAGCGATTCCACAGATGGCAGACCTCGATTTAATCCCATCAAATCGGTCTGCAAAAGCACTGAAAGCCTTGACGGGTGAGGCTTTCCAAACCAACGAGATCCAAAAATGGAAAACCCCTATCCATCCCAAAGCGGTCAACGTTGTCACCCTTGAAGCGTTTGCTCAGATTGTGCTGGCTATGTCAGAGCGGGGCAATCCGGCGGCCCGTAAATTTGTCCGGTCAATGTTCGGTCTATCCCTGCATCAACTTTTCTCGGATGCCTTTGGGCTGAAATTTGAGGCAGACGATCGCCAGCGGTGGTTAGTGGAACGGCTGGCAACGCGCCACGATTTCCGCCCCCTCACCGATCAACTTAAGGCGCATGGGTTCACCTCATCCCGTGATTATCAGCGATTTGTCTGGGCCATGCAAAGCAAGGCAGGGGTCAAGAGTGGAGAGCGCGATACAGTCCCCGCCGCTACCCTTGTAAACCTGAACCGGGTGCAAGTGCGACTCACTACCCTAATGGAGTGCGGGATTAACCCGTGGGATGCGGGTAGTGGTTTAGTGGCGCGATACGGTGCAGCCGGTGGGGTGGGTTATCGACCGCCTACGATCAGTTGTTTGTCAGGGGGTAGCCCTGCGTCAGCTAATCGTCGGCGGCGTTCTGCGTCGGCCTTTTGCTTGTCGTTTCGTTGCTTGAATAGTCGCTGTTTCTCAGGGCCGGTGAGTTGTGCGAAGTCTTTGCCGAATGTGTCTTGTGCTGCCTTGCGGGGGTTAAACCCGCTATCCCCTTTTCGGTTGGCATTGAACTGACCCGCCGCAATCCCGTCATTCACAAACTTAGCGAATTGCTTATCGTCCATCCCCATCTCATCCTGTAATCCCAAGACATCAACAGGCCCAGACTTCAGCCGATCCTGTACGCCTTTATTGAATTCCTTCTGATTCTTGGGTTTCTTGCCGGCGGGTGGTTTGGGCTTAGCGGCGGCGGGTGCTTTCGGCTCTGCCTTGGGCTTGGCTTTAGCCTTTGGCTCAGGGGGCTTCTCTACTGCCTTAGCGGGTGCTTTCGGTTCTGCCTTGGGTTTAGATTCTGCCTTTGGTTTTGCCTTGCGCTTAGTGGTCTTCTTGGCGGCGGGCGGCGGGGTGGTCTTGGCTTGCTCGTCCCGCTTCCTCATCTCTTCCCCGATGCGGATACCCTCTTTCATTTCGTCGCTCATGGGTTCTGCCTTGGGTTCGGCTCTCTGTGTTTTTGTTGTCTTCACCTTATCCTTGGGAGCATCCCCCACGACCTTACCGATATCAGCGGACATCTTATTGACCATCCACTCACTGAAATTCTTAGCCTCACCCTGTAGGGCCTTGCGGCAGCCGTAGCCCCGGTTAATGCACGACCCACCGCAGTTGTACCCTTTCCTACAGTTACGCCCCGCCCTGTACCGTCGTGGGGGTGCGTACATCCTCCTCAAGACTTCGATATGGCGGCGGATTGCATCGATATGAGCTTGGGTAATATCCATAGTTTTAATTCTCAAAAGTATCCCAGATGGCGGCGGCCAGTTCAGGGCGGGTCATGTTGCGGGCGCGGGCGATCACTGCGTCCAATTCGTCGGGGGATGGCTCGTAGTCCAGCGCCTCGAATAACTCTAGTATGAAGCTCTCAGCGTCAGAACGGCTTAGGGGCTGCTGTAGCTCTTCGGCGTACTGAGTGAGTCGGGATTGAGATTCAGGGGGCAGGCGATCGGCGATCGTATTGAGGCTCCGCATCCGCTCCTCAGTCGTGATCACCGGGGGGCTGGCGCTCCATCCTGGCTCTACGGCCAATGTCACGCCCCCCACGTCGTCACCGATCGCGGGCGGTTCTTCCACCCGCAGCCCTTCACGCTCGACATCCCCACGGGATACCGACACGACCCGATGCGTGCAACCGAACCCCACGGGGAAAAAGTACGAGTTCCAAAATTCGTGCATGGCAGGGAACACCTTCCCCTCTAATGCCTTGTGATCCGGGCGCGGATCAAACTGTGCCTCGCCTTCGGTTACTTGCCAATACGGGCGTTTTTTGAGCACGTCGGGATCGGTCATTTGTCGCCACCGCCCCGATCGCACCGCTTGGTTGATATTCGTGCCGTAGATAATATCGGTACGCCACAGGGGATCGCCGGTGTAGTCCCAACCGTACCGCCCCGCGATCTTGACAAACTCACGCCGGAACTCATCCTGCGATCGCCCCTCCAGAATCGAGGTATCTAACGCGGTGCGAATCTCACTAAGCATCGATTCATTGGCCGCCCCTGCTACCATGAACGCACTCAGGTGTTCCCCGGCGGCAAGGTCGCGCCAGGATTCGGTAGGGACGGATGCCTTTAACTTCAGGACGGCGGCAACGATGGGACTCACCATAATTAACCCCCGAACTCTTCGTCGGTCATCTCAGCGGACGGCTGAAACATGATCTCGCCATTGACGATCTTCACATCAAAGACCTTTCGGCCTTCTCGGAATTTGCCGGTGATTGCCTTACCTTTTGGCGTGGGGCCTTCTAGGATCTCATCCACCCCATCGAGGTAGACGCTCTCAATGGTGAGGGCGAACACGGCGCGGAGTTGGGCGGGGTTGGGGTTCTCTGGTAGCTGTGCAGCCGTGAGCCCGGCATACTGACGCGGGGGCGACTTGACTGCCTGCCGGATGCTGTCGATCCGTTCTTGAATGCGGGCGATTTCTTTGGAGTAGGTTGCGGTCATTGTTTTAATGGGGTAGTGGTATCGGGGCGAGAGGGTGCGCCCGGTGGGGGTTATTTGAATAGATCTAGTCGGCGTTTGATCTCCGCCGTTACGGATTTTCTTTCGCTTGGCGAAAGTGCGTCAATGTCTCCGCTTTTCCCAGGGAGATTTTTCAACGCCGCTGCTATGCCTGCCGCGCTTTTCTTGCTTGTGCTATTGGCGACGGCGTACCCGTCAAGGAAAACAGAGCCATTGTCTCCAACAAAAACGCCATCGCCATGGTCACGACCCGAAACCGGCGGGAGCGTTCGTCCGTCGGTTTTGCGATTGAGCTTGCCTTTTTTGGTTTTTGCCGATTCGCCCTCATTGACCCATTTAGATACCTGCTCAATACCGCGAATTTTATTGACGATCTCATCTCGCTTACCGTTCAATGTTTTCAGTGTTCGCTTTTTGCTGTCTAATCGTTTTTGCCTCGATTCTTTTTCGATGGGGTCGTAGGTAGTGTCAACAATGGACTGCTGACGTTTAATGGATAACTCTGTGTCTGAGATTGCCTCATTAATTATTCGTGTTTCTTGCTCTTCCCTCTTGACAAACACCGGGTCTCTGGGTTCAGACGGAGACTTGGCGGCAGGCGGCGGGGTGTCAGTCTTCTTGGCGACGGGTGGTGGGGTGGTTTTTTTCTTTGAGGTCTTCGGAGCATCCCCCGGTTCGACAACTGTTAAAGAGAAACCATTGTTAACAGTGTTCCGTGCGAATCGCTCGATTGCATGAGCCGGAACGCCCACCATGGGCACGATTGGCCCGGCGGGATCTCCCGAAGTTTCAAAAGACACGACAGCACCAGTGTCCCCGGCTTCACTGAATTTAACAGCATCATCAAAGAATGTATCGTAGAAGTCCCCGTCTTGAGACTTCACTAAAACAATGTCCCCCGGTGGCGCTGATTTTTTAGCGTCCATATATTGAGAAAGCACGGGGCGTATTTCACTGGAGGGGATGTTTTCGACTTCATCCATCGTCGATCGTGTTTTCGAGTTTCCCCGTGGGCCGTAGGCTTCGGCTATTTTTGCATCAACACGCTTTTGCATCTCAGGGGATACCGTTACGGACGATTCGGCTCTCTGTGTTTTCGTCATCTTCGTTTTATCCTAAGGTTGCCAACTGAGTCCGAATCGAATCGATGCGAGGCTGAATCTGATTAGTCATTGATCTCCGCTTTTACTTCATTAATCCCTAAAACATGGGCCGCTGACATCGCGCCCCCCAGTAGCACACCCAACGCGGGCGAATACGCCACCCCGTCGAGCTGCTTTCGCATATCCTCCAGGTTGCCCCCGCCTGCGACAATCTTACCCACCTCTTGAGTGAAGGCGGCAAAGGATTGATCAGCAGCAGGGGCGATCGCCTTTTTTAGGCTGTCGGGGGTTTCGCTGTCATCATCGGCGGCAAACTCTAGCGGGGACTCATCGGGCGGCGGCTCCGGCTCAATACCGAGATCGGCTTGCTCGAATGCCTCAGTGATACCCGCTAACCAATCACGGGCCACGTCACCCCCTCGCAATGCCCAGGCTTGCGCCCCCTTACCCCCCTTGTGTTGTCCCCGTGATTCCATGCGGTTGAACCAATCCGACAGGGTGCGAAGCTCATCGGGATGGGTGCGACCACCCATGAGACGGAGCGCGGTTTGGAGGTGGGAATCAGCGGCGCGATCTTTGAATGCGATCGCCTTACGCTTTTCGATTGCAGCCCGCACCGATTCCTTGACCGCATCGGGGGGCGTGGTGTCGATGTGAGCGTATCGAGTCTCCAGCGGTGCCGTGCTAAACTCCGACGGCTCCTCACCTTCGGCCGGTGTCTCCCCCGCCCCCAATGCCTTATCCCATCGGGACGGCCCGGATTGCTCCTCGATTTTCTTCTTAACGGGGTCAATCATCCGATCAATCAACGCAGTAGACAGAGCGGGGAACCCTGCCTTGATCAGATATTTACCCGTATCGGGTGGTACACGCCCCTCTGACACCGCCTCGATAATGCCTTGCAAGCTGGTGATTTGCGCCCCGTTGAGCGCTGCCGCCTGTACTGACTGTTCCTCGCCGTCTTCACTGGCTGCCGCCTTCGCAGGCTCCCAACCCTCGAACGGGGAGATCTCCGGATCTTCTTTCGTGAATCCCATCTCAGTCAAGGCCTTGTAGTTTTCGATCGCCACCTTGAGGGCATCTTCGTTAGCTTTCCTCTGGGTCGTTTCGGCTTCTTTGTTTTTGGCCCAACGGGTGCGGATGATCGGGGGCGTGGCACCGGGGGCGTTTAGCTCAGTAACCCAGTGGGCTAGGGTCTCGCTTAGGATGTTGTCGATATCGTCACAATCCGCCGCCAAGATGCCTTCTTGCTGCCCCGCCGCCACCTCATCACGGGCACGAGATCCACCGCTCCCGCTTTGGTCAGTAGTCCCCGTCTCCCCTAGAATTAGGCGGCTGATCTCATCTGCAATCCGGGCGTAGCTCTCTAAAAAGAAGTCACCACCGCTCCGCTCCCCTGCCAACGTCTTGGCACTCACGCCGGGGGGCAAGACTGCGTAGGCTTGCTGAGTGAGAGTATCCAACCATTGCACCAGGGAATTGCGATCCTCTGCGCTGAGGGTGTTCCCTTGGCTTTCCTCAGTAACCGTGACGGGGCTGGCATAGCGATCACCATGGATTAGCCCAAACTTCAACATCTCGGAGCGAATCTCCTTCAGGTAATACAGTGTCTCACCCAATCCCCAGCCCCATGGGTTGTCAGACCGCTGGCCATAATTGACGGCGATCGCCCGCATCGGCGGTACAGGCTGCCCCATACCGCCCCGGTTAATGACAATACCGAATGAACCGAGGCGGCTACACTCTTCGTCCGGCTTCACTTGCCTGAAGCCAATCCAATCAAAATCAACGGGACGGAACCACGGGATGATCAACCCATCCCGAATCACCCAGTCCACCACCACCACCGCCACCCCCGCCAACCGCGATCGCGTTAGCCAAGCCCGCGCCTTGGAGATATTGGAATAAGTCAAGGCCGCCTCAACGATGTCCACGCCCCGCGTTTCTTCGTAGTCCAGTTCCCCTAGGGTTTCGCCCTTTGCCTCAGCATCGGCATGGGAGCGGGCGATTACCTCAATTCGTTTATTGGCGACGCCGCTGTATCGCTTCTCTAATACGGCGCGGATATGCGGGTCATTCTCAATCCGTGAAAGCGTAATCCCGTTGAGGATCGATCCCGTTTCTCGGAAGGTGAAGAGCCCCGCTCCGATGTTGGTTTGAGACGCTTGGATCGAGTGGATGAGGTGCGCGGAGAGTGCCATAAAGAAGAGATCCGTAGGGTATGTTCAGAGCCTCTTCAATTAGCGCGATCGCCTCTGCCGGGATGGACTGGCCATGCTCCCATCTGTAGATGCAATAGCATGAATAACCCGGCAGCAATAGCGCCAATTTTCGCAGGCTTATCCCTGCTATTTTACGTTGCTCAGTTAGTCGCACATTCGGGGCGGGGTTCGTTCGTGTCATTCTGTGGCGAGGTTCGCAACAAGCCCATTCTAGCCTATGTGCTAGGGATAGCATAAGGGAAACCTTTTAGACCAAAATGGGCGACCTACGGCGGCTTGAGATATTCAGAGCGGGGCAACATCAGGACGAGAATGGCTCGGTTGATGCGTACTCCGTCGATGACCTGCAACAGATGGTGGAGAGCTTCGATCCGAAGTTATCCTGCCCTCTGGCGGTGGGTCATGTGGACTCTAGCAGCCCGGCCTATGGTTGGGCTAAACGCCTCTGGGTCGAGGGCGATCGCCTCTTTGCAGATGTCGGGGACTGCGTTGATGAGGTCAAGCACTGGCTTAAGAAAAAGTTCTATAACAAGGTCTCGATCGAGGTGTTCCCCCCCGACCATCTCAGCAACCCGAAGCCCGGCAAGTGGAACCTAGCCCGGATCTGTCTTTTGGGGGCGGCTCCGCCTGCGATTGCGGGCGGGCCGCCTGTCGTGCCGTTTCGATATGCAGCCCTTTTGTCCCCATTAAAAACTTACAGCTATGCAGCCAATGCCATGACCCCACAGGAACAACTAGAAGAACTCAAAGCCCAAATCGCAACCATGGAGTTAGAGATGGGGAAACAAGAATTTGCAGCACCCCCGATGGATGAGGAAGAGGAAGACCTCGAATTATTCGCGGCGGAAGACATGGAAGAGGAAGATCCCGAACTATTCGCCGCTGAGGATATGCCCGGCGAGATGGGGGACGATCTCATGATGGATCTCCCCACCGAACCCATGGCGAACCCTTTCATTGATGAGCTAATGGTGCGGGCGGGGCTAGACCTGACGGCGGCATCAGACTCTAGCGGCGTCGGGCTAGACCTGATCAATGAAGCGATCGCGGGCGGCGAACCTCTCCCAGAGGAAGACCTAGCCGCCGTGATGGATGCACTGTTCAGCGGTGAAATGTTCTCAGCAGATATGGATGAAGACGAAATGGAAAAGACAAAAGAGTTTGCGGCGCGGCTTTCTAAGCAAGAGCAAGAACTGAAACGGTTCAGCGCATTTGTCACAGCCGAACACAAGGCACTGCAAGCCGAACGCCAAGAAATTGAACGGGGCAAAATCCGGGCGTTTTGCGCTCAGTTGGTGACGGATCTCAAGATTCGCCCCAATGAGCAAGAGACGGTAGCAGCCATGATTGAATCGGCGGATCACAAGACCAAGCGCCGCTACGCGGCTGGTGCGCCCGAACAGTCTCAACGCGAGATCCTGATGAAGTCCTACAGCGATCGCGCTCCCTTGGTGGATATGTCTGCGATTGATGCGGGCGGCTCACCGACTAACGCATCCACTCCACGAGCAAAAGCCCCCCGTGGGTACGCCGCATCTGCGACCGAAATCGAGACCCATCGCGCCATCCGTAATCGGATGAACGAGACGGGCGAAGACTTCCGCACCGCTTACACCGCTATCAAGAACTAATAGGAGGCTCCCTTATGGAACCATTTCAATTTTACGAATCGATCAGCGTCTCTCAGAAAGTGACGGCGGCCGCTGACCTGACGGCGGGGCAACTCTGCACCCTGGCGGGTACGGTATCCACTGCCGGGATCTATGGCTACCCTTGCCACACTGATGCCTTGACGGGCGAGAATGCCAGCCTAGGTCTCGGTGGCGTTGCCACTGCAAAGGCTGGGGCGGCGGTGGCTGTTGGGGCATTGTTGGAAGTCGGCACTTCCGGGCGGGTGATCACGAAGGCAACGGGCGTTACCGTTGGCCGGGCTGTCACTGCCGCCGCTGCCGATGGCGACAACATCTTATTCATCATCATCCCCAACTAGAAAGGAGTTAGATCATGCCCCAAGGCATCCTTCCAAATTACAGTCCGATCGCGTCTGGGTTCGCCCAGGACTATCGCAACGCCGGACGCATCGGGAACATTGTCGCCCCCATGGTTGAACACCCCGAAACCGGAGGACAAATCATCCAGTTTTCCAACGACACCACCTACCTTGACGGCGGGCGCGGGGAAAATGGCACGGTCAAGCAATGGTCGCAAGGGTACAAGGGTTTGCCTTTTACCATGAGCGACTTTGACCTCGATTTTGTCAAAGACGAAAACCAGTACACCAACGGGTTGAGCCAAGGGTTTGACTGGGCGATGCGGGCGGCTGTCTCCAACATGGAAAAGGCTACACTCGATCACGAGATGCGAGTGGCTACACTGTACACCACGGCAGCCAATTACATCACCGGGGTCACGACTCAGACCCTCGCAGGTACAGACCAATTCAGCGACCCCGCATCGTCCCCCCGCACGATTATTGATGAAGCGCGTGAGGCGATCCTGACTGAATCAGGACAGCGCCCGAATGTGATTTTCGGTGGGTTTTCTGCCATGCGTGGGCTGCGCCGAAACCATGAAGTTTTGGCGCAGTATCACCAGTCGAACAGCCAGACGATCAGCCTTGATCAGGTTGCTGAATTTGCTGAGGTTAGCCTCGCCCTAGAAGCTGAGGCGGTGGTCTCTACCTTTGCGACACCGGGGAGTCGTGGGTTTGTCTTTGGTAAAGATATCATCTTGGCTTACCTGCCCGAAGACATCATTTCCACGGTTCAAGGTGGTGGAACCCCCGGCCCCATTCCGTATTCGGTCAATCAGCAAATTGATGTCTATACGGCGGCCAGCGCATTCACCTACTGCCTACCGGGTCACCCGTTGGCGTTGGCTCAGGAATACGATCGCGCCACGCGGTCTTATGTCTGGGGTATCAAGCTCACCAGTGCTGTCGTCCCCACCGGGGTCAATGATGCGGGCAAGTTCATCAGTGCTTATCTGATCAAAAACGCGGTGGCGTAATGGTTAAAGCAATCCAAACGATTCGACTAAACGGAAAACGGTATCGCCCCGGTGATACCGTCCCTGGATTGTCCCCAGGGCAGGAGGCGGAGTTAGTGGGAGCCGGGGCGATCGTAATCGCGCCTGTTCCGCCGCCGCCCCCAACAGGGGAGACAGAACCTAAGAAGACCACCCGCACCACCCGCAAGAAAGATGCCGACAGTGACAGCGACGGCTGAATATGACGATCTCGAAATGGCTTTGATCGCTCTCTTAGAGGGGACGCTCGAAGATATTGATGTGATTGCATATCCTGAGTCGAACACGTTCCCTGGTGTCAAGCGAAACGGCTTGGTCATCGTAGGGGACGCGGGGGACAGCTTAGGCGACCCGGACGGCCGATTCATGAGCGGCTCCCTTGCTCAGTCTGGCTCATACAGTTTCAATCTTGACCTGTATGTGAAAGAACTCCGTGGCCCCCACGGTATCCGGGCGGTGATCAAGAAAATTCGGGATGCTGTCTCTGGTGTGGCGGCGGCTTCCCCACCGTCCCCCCTTGCTTTAACCCGGTTTGTTTACCGGGGGGCGCGGCCTGTGGCAAAGAGCGAAGCCGCCAAAATCTGGAATTACCAAGTAACTGTTGATGCAAACTTTCGGATGTTGACTCGATGAAAAATTACACCGTAAACTGCCAAGTTTTTATCCACAAAGGCAAGCAGTATGGCAAGGGCGAAACTGTTCCCCTGTCTGATGCGATCGCCGCCAATCAACTCTCGGCCGGTAACGTGATCGATCCCGCCGCCAAGACCACCCCCACGAAGGAGACTAAATAGATGGCAATCTTTGGAGCGGGTCAGACCCGCATCAAAACCACCACCCTTGATCTTGGTACGTTTGGCGAGAACATCGTCCTACCCGGTCGGCTAACAAATATCAGTCTTGACATTTCCTCAGATGAAAAGCTAGCCCAAGCCCTAGTTGATGGGAAGCTCAAAGACGTTTACAGTGCCATCGGCGCGGAAACTGTGACCGCCACCATTGAAGCTCAGGTAGCTGATTGGTGGGAGATGGGGTTCTTCGTGATGGATGAGCTTCCACAAGTCTCATCAGCACTGCCCTGGCCTGTGTACGTTGACGGCGTGACCATCCCCGGTACTCCCTTTGAAATCGTGGACACCAATATCACCGCCCTGAATAAAAACGCGATCCAGGTGTACCGAACCGGGGACAATGACGGGCGCAATGGGATGCCGTTTAAAAAGGGCATTGCCACGCCTGCGGTTGATACGTTCTTTGCTACGGAGACGGGCACGAAAATCGTCTTTAATGCTGCCAACGAAGGGCAGACGATCGCCTATGAAGTTCCGCTGTCTTACACCAGCGGGGAGACCCTGGGGCGCGAAAGCACCTACGACACCTTTGGTAACCTGGAATTTTACGGGTTGATCTACATGGGCGGGATGCCGTCGGGTATCGGACTGCACATCTATTCGATGCAGCGGACAAGCAAAGCAAATTTAGAGGTTAACGACGGGGTTCCCACCCTCTCGACTACCTTTAAATGCACTGTCCCGGCGGGCAAACGTTCCCCGTTTGAACTGGTTAATCTGGAAACGCTCGTGGCTTAATTGATGGAGATTCAATCCGTAGAATTTGATGTGATTGAATTTGAGGGAGCGGACGGCAAGATCCACACGATCCGCCAATGCTCCCTCGCTCATAGGGAGGAATTGAAATCCCGTTTTGACCAACTCAGTCGGGCGGTCAAGGATGCTCCGATTGGCTGGACAATCGGGAACCTATACGACCGGGATCGACAGTTTAAGTATTGGTGCGATCGCGCCCTCAAGTTGTGCGGAATTAAGCCCAAATGGGTAGGGGTCGCACACCTCACCGCCTTGCTGTTTGTTCGCAAGGATGAAGATGGGAACCCACAGCGGGGCTGGCTGATTGACCTCAACTTCCCACGCCCTGCGAAGAATGCCCTCAAGGGCGATCCACAGTCTTACGCCCAAGTTGTGGCGGCCCTCAGTACCTACGTGGAGTCGATGGAAAAGGCGATCGCTCTCGCTAAGGAACATCCCCACGGGGAGTTAATGAGCATCGTCCGGGCTAAGTCTGAGCTAATGGAAAAGCAGCGGCGCAAAACAGACAAGTCCTACGCCCAAGAATGCGAGAAACGCGAATCGCAGGCCAAGGCACAAGACGCATTGAAAGCAATCCAAGAACAACTTTACGGGGGCAATTATGGCGGCGGATAACCTACGGCTCGGCATTGAGATCGAAGCGGACGGAGCCGAACAGACGGCGCGGGCGGTTGGCGCGGTGCAAGACCAACTAGAGGGAGTGAACTTTGACGGGAGTAGCTTCAAGAGCGCACAAGAAACCATTGGAGCCACAACCCGACAGCTTCAGGAATTAGCTGAAACATTCCAAATTGACGGGGCCGCCCCCATGAATTTACCCGTGGTGTCTCGCCTATTAGCGGAGCTTCGGGCAAATGCAGCGACGACCGCCGATGACCTCGAATCATTGCGACAGGCTAGCGGTCTGACGGCTGAGGAGTTTGACGCTTTAAACGCGGCCCTTGGACGGATTGAGAAGCGCAACACCGACAGCCTAGCCCGATTGTCGTCTGCACTAGGGACGAATTTAGGCGGGGCGAAAGAGTTTGCCGACGCGCTGGGACTGACAGCGGATGAGGCGAGCGAGGCGTTCTCGCGGATGAAGCAATTATCGGGCGCGGGGGCAACTCAGGAAGAGGTGTTCACCGCGCTTAGTCGTGAGCTTGATATCACGGCGGATCAGTATTCGCAACTGTCCGCTGCTGCGAACCGGGCGAGGGATGCGTCGGCAGGGGTAGGGGACGATCTTGCTAACGCGGGGGAAGAGGCGGGGGGCGGTTTCGGTGAGGCGTTGGGATCGATCACCGGGGTAGCCAATGGCATTAATGAGATTGTGGGCGCGGGACAATTGCTGCTATCCAGTCTTGGGCCTGCCTACGAATTCCTGATCGGCTCCAACGAAAAATTAAATCAGCAATTACTCGCCAGCCAAGCTAACATCGCCGCCACTGCTGACATCAGCCTAAATGGGAAGGAGGTCACAGACCCCACGGAAAAGATCCTGGCTTCTCAGGGGGCGTTACAGCAAGCCCTCAAGGATCTAGAAATTAAGACTCAGGACTTGGTGGGCGTGACCGATGCGGACGTGCAGGGCGTTTTCCAAGTGCTGTTACAGAACACGGCGGCCTTGACGGGGCAATCCAAGGAATTTGGAAACGCGATCGAGGCGAGCACCGAATTGAGCGCGGGGTTAGTGGCGACACTGGGAACGTTAGGCGTTCCCATTGATCAGGCGAGCTCTGAGGTTGGAGACTTAATCAAGGGGCAGATCACCAGTGATTCCATCGTCGCTAAATCCCTTGGCATTAACAATCAGATGGTGCAGGGTTGGAAGTCTCAGGGTGTGTTGGTCGATGAACTTAACAAGCGATTCGAGACATTTAAGGCCGGTAATGCCCTTGCTGCAAATTCCATCGCGGGTGTGACGAGTAACATCCAGTCACTCTTTGAAGATATCGGGCGACAGGTGGGGGCGGATCTGTTGCAGCCCTTGGTTGATGGATTAAAGCAGGTGATTGACTTTTTGAACACAAACAAGGCGGCGTTTCTTGAATTTGGTACGGAGGTATCGTCACGATTTCAAGCCGTGGCGGGGAACCTCATGGCTGCCCTAGGCGACACGGTGGGGATGCTAACAGGGAACGTTGAGGGGCTGCTAGATTTCGCCCTCGATAGGGTGGATAATTTTTTGAAGGTTGCCGAAGTGGTGGGCGTCGCCTTGATTGATATCGGGGAAGTGTTGCTCCCTTTAATCGTTGGACAGTTAAAAGCCGGTCAAGAGGTTGGCCCGGTGCTGGTGAAGACGTTCCAAGGACTGGGGGCGGTGATTGGTCGGATCGCTGAATTAGTTGGCCCCATTGCTCAAGCGATCGGGGCAACTGTGGCGGCGGCGGGGCGCGGGGTCGCTGTCTTGTACGGCGGGGCGGAAGAGGTGCTCGGACGAATGCCTAACCTGTTGGCGGGTTCCCTGAAGTCTCCGATCCAGGAATCAGAGGAGGCGGTGGAGAGCTATTCCAATGTGCTGCAAACGCTGATGAATGAGGCGGCGCAACGAAACGGCGATCTACAGGATGCGATCGAGGCGCGGGCGGATGCTGAAGAGAACGGGACGAAGCTCACAGAGGAGCAACTGGAGGCGGAAAAGGCGGCGTTAGCCACGACCGAGTTAACACTAGATGCACTGAGGGCACAGCGGAAAGAACTCGAAGAGGCGGCAATCACGGGGGGCGCAAACCGAGAGGCGATCGAAGGACAGAAAGCAGCCCTTGACGCTCAGATCGAGGGGTTAGAGGAAAGCACAGAGTTACTAGGCGAGAACAGTGAAGCTCTGGAAATCAACGCCAAAGCCGCGACAGACTTAGGGACGGCCACAGAACAATTCGCACAGAAGTCGGCGGGCGCTCTCGATAAGCTCAACAGCGGCACGGGTACGACTGAGGAATTAGAGGAGGCGGCCAGTACCCTGATGGAGGTTGGTGAACAGCAAGTCGCCCTAGGGGAAATTACGGCGGAGGAATACGCTAAGAATTTAGAGAGTATTGCCAGCAATACCACGTTATCGGCAGAACAGCAGTTAGAGGCTGAGGAAAAGTTAACCGAACTCAAAGAGAAGGAATTAGAGAAACGGTTGCAGGCTTTTGAAAATGCCCAGTCTGAGATTGAGGCGGATCTAGAGGCGGGGCGTGTTAATGAGATCGAGGGCGAAAAGGCTGTAACAAAAAGCAAGCTGGGGGCGATCGCAGAAGAGACGGCGGCCCGAAAAGAAGCCCTCGCACGGCTTGAGGGATTGGGGCGGGGTGATGGTGATGAAGCAAACGAGATTCGGCAGAACCTGAAAGAGTTGGCCGCTGATGCCGAAAAGATCGCCCTCGAATCGGCTCAGAAGATTTCAGAACTACGACTACAAGAACTTGAGGAAGAGCAAGACAAGGCGCGGCAAATTTTAGAGCAGGCCCAGATTGATCAACAGAACGCGCTCAAGCGGTTACAACTTGAGGGGTTGGCGGGTGAGTCTGAGGTTAAGCAGCAACAGTTAGATCAAGAGAGCGATCGACTACAAGAGGAGTTGAAACTTGCCCGTGAAAACAGCAAGGAGCGACTAAAAGAGCGACGCAACCTACTAAAAGAAGAGTTAAAGCTGGCATCTTCACCAAAGGAAGAAGCCGAGATCCGCAAGAAATTCAATGAAGAAACTGAGCAAGCCAAGCGGGACGCAGCCCTAGAGACGGCGCAAATAGAAGGGGACTTACTCGACAACCAGATCGCCAAAGAGGAGGCGGCTCGCGAGAAGATTCGGGAGGCGATCGATCTTCAGGTGCAAGTCGCCACCATGGGGGTTGAGAAGCAGGTGGCGGCGGGTGAGGAATTGGAGCGCAGCCTGGCACGGCAAACTGAGCTAATCCAATCCCAGAACGATCTATTCGTGGCACAGAATGCCTTGGCTCAGAATATCGGACAGAATCGGATCGATGGATTCAATCGGGCGTTACAGTCCCGAAAGGAAATCGATGCACTGGATCAAAAAAGTATAGGGCTTATAGATGATATTCGAGTCAAGCAAGAGGGCATTGAAAAGACCGAGCGGGAGGGTATCAAGAATCTTCAAGAGGGCATACTTCGGGCAGAGCGTGACCAGGCAAATGTCGCCAGTGGTCGAGAACGATTCTTAGAATCTCTAATTGCAAAAGAAGAGGAAGGTAGTAAGAAGCGGATCGATCTAGAGAAAGATCTTGAGGCAGAACAGCGGAAACGGGCAAAAGCGACACTGGCCGCCGAGCGCGAACTGGCGGCTGTGACGGGCAAGCGGAGCGGGGTTATTCAGGCTCAGTTAGCACTAGCCAAGGAGGGATCACAAGAGCAGGCCAGTCTAGAAAAAGCATTATTACAAGAGTTATCAAAAGAGGAGGTCGCCGCCAAGCAGGAAGAAATTGAAGCCGCAAAAGAAGAGATGGCGGCCAAACAAAAAGAAATAGAGGAAGCTAAAGAGGCACAACTAGAGGCCAAGAAACAAGGGGAGATCGCCGCCGCTGAGGAGAGGCAGCGGCGTGAAGAGTTGGCCGGTTTGGGACTTGATGCCAATGCCAGCGAAATTGACATCATCAAGGCCAAGCAGGCGGCTGAGGACGAACTGGCCCGCAAGAAATTCGAGGCATTGCAGAACGAACAGAAACAACAGCAGATCGCCCTAGAGTTGGACATTCAGCGCAACAAGTTAGCATCAGAGCGGAACCTATTGCAGGCGCGGGCGGCGGCGTTGGCTGCACAGCAAAACCTGGCCGAAGCTGAACTCGCCCTCGCCCAAGACCCCAATAACGAACTGCTCAAGGCTCAGATTGACCTGGCTAAACAAGGGGTGGAACTCGCTAACCAAGGGGCGGCGAATGCTGAGCAGGACTTAGCTAACCAGGAAGAGAGCGCGGCGAATCAGCGGGAATTGTTGGCACTACAGCAGCAGGCGGCGTTAGAGCAAGCCCAACAAGACGAACGATTCCGACAGATGGATCAGGCGCGTGAGTTGGCGGGACAGGGGCTAATGAATGCGACGGCGTTGGCAACGGCGGGGGATATCCAGTCATCAGATTTTGAGCGGGTGGGGATAGCTGGGCAAGTGCAGCAAGTAGGAAGCTCGTTAAGTGGTGCAGCAATCCCCGACCTAAATATCCCCCCGCTAGAGGTTCCCCCGCTGGTAATTCCACCTGTAGAAATTGACCCCGATAACCCGATGAATCAGAACCTTGAAGGGTTGCGCCAAGATTTCCAAACTTTGGCGGCGATCATGGCGAACGCCACCGGCAACACCACGATCAATGTGGGGAACAATGCAGCGGCAGCCAATGCCGATGTAGGCCGGTTGATGATTGCGGGGGGTGGACTATGACAAGTAAGGGGAGAACCATGAACGACATCCAAACTGAGATCGATTATCTTTACGCCCAATTTAACGCCATCCAAGCGGAGGTTATGCCTACCCTGCGACGGTATAAACCATACGCCGCTTATCTACCAGCCGCCCCCACCCCCCAGCAACGCATCAACCAGATCCGCGATCGCATCAACGCCCTTTTATTGAGCGGACTAGACTAACCCATGATCCCCATCGGAACAACCCAAACCCTAAACATCGGATCGCTGTCTCTCACCCTGACAGCGGAGGACTTCGATGGGAGCCAATACGGGGGGCTGGGTTATCAGCGGTTTAAAGATGTGGCGCAACAGATGACGGCGGGGGAATCGTTCTACGGGGCGAGTTACTTTGAGGGGCCATTCTTCGCAGCGCGGTATCAGTTCGCTTGGGGGCTGCAATTGCTACCGGACAAACTCTATCCGTTGATCGCCCTCTGGGAAGAACAGCAACACCGGATTAAGACGCAGCAAACCGACACGGCGATCCGGTTGTTGGATCAGCGGTTGGTGTTAATGGAGCGAACCCCCCGCACCCGTGCCAAGGTTGGGACGTTCACCGGGACACCGCCCACGGGGTTTAACTTTTTCTGGCCTCAGTTTGATGTGATCCTAGAGGCGGGATCGGACTTGCTCGAATGGTATTCGCGGCCCAGTAATGACCTGTTTAAAGTGAAGTTGGCGGCGCGTGAGTTGGCACTAGTGGAGGTGACGGAGGATGCGTAGGGAAAATGAAGCCACCCGGCTAGGGGTGGCGGTGGAGGGTCGGAGTTAATTACTCGCGCTCTCACGCACGAACACGCTTAGATCACTGGCGGTGAGGCTGGTTGTGCTGGTCACGTTTTCTACCCAGGTCTCCACATAATCCCCTGCGACAAGGGGGACGATGCCTTCTACGTTTAGGGATGTGGATCGCCCCGTGCCCCCGGTGGTGGTGTAGGCTTCGTACTCTGGGATCGGGGTTCCGTTCTTGGCAATGTATACCCCAATATTCTGGTTATTGCCCCCGGATATGCTGATCACGATCGTCACGCGGGCAAGGATGGGCCGCCCCCCGGTATAGGTGAGGCGATTGGATGTGTGGGTGAATGCCTGATTAACAATGCCCAGAGAGGGAACACCGGCTACCGTGGCAGCCACAACCTTAACGGGCGTGCTGACGGCGTTGATCGTCGTCACTGCGACGTTATCGTGTAGGCTCATGGCCCCGACGGCAGCGCTGTTGGTGATGCCTGTGTTATCGATGAAGTTAGCGATCGCACTTTCCACCGTCACCCCTGATAGGTAAGTGCCCGCCCCGCTGAAACTGTTACTACCCAGGATCAGCTGACTATCTGGAATCGTTGCCCCGGCTGCGACATTAACCCCCGTTCCCCCCGTGAGCACAACCATGGCACTAGACTCCAAAAAGACCCGCCGCTCAGCGATCGCCGTGGCTGCGATATCTAGACCGATCGCCCCCGATCCGAGTAGCCAAAAACAGAAGTTAAGGCGCAGCGTTCCCACCGTCCCCGTGAGTTTCACGCCACCGCTACCATCTAAAAATCCACAGGTAGTGGCAACGAAGTTAGAGCAGGTTCCGATCTCCAGTGGTTCAGCGACGTTGCGGAAGTTGACGAGTTGCCAATCCGCTGCATAGGTGGAAGTCGAGTCGAAGGATACCCCTTTGGCCACATCTTTGATCGTGATGTTCTGCACTGGCATATCCGCCGCGCCTGACGAAGAGATCAGCCATTCCCCGACGGGTAATCCGGTGCTGGTGATAAAAGCTGACTCCGCCCCTGTGCCCCGGATGGTGTAACCCGTGCCAACAACGATCCGGTTACCAAGGAGATCCACCGTGCCACTGAATGCGCGGCTATCTGTGGCAGTATCGAGGGTGATGACATTCCCTACGGGCGAGGGGAGGTCTGCCAGAGAACGAATAAAGTCCACCCCCGGCTCCCCTTGAATACCTTGAATACCTTGGGGGCCGGGGTCACCTTGGGGGCCAGCGGGGCCAATGTTGGCGGGGAAGGTAGTGACATTGATCGGGGGTCCGGTCTCAATGATTACGGTGTAGTTGCTCATGCGTTGGTAACGTCCTGGGTGACAGTGAATGATCCGGTGAGGATGGTAAAGGTGGGCTGCGCCCCTGTGAGGGTTAACTCAATGTCGTGGACGTATGTCCCCGCCGGGTCTGTCCACTGGTAAGAGTTGAGGGTGGCGGTGGCCGCTGCTGGGTCTGTGATCACAAACTCGCCCCCTGTGCTTGATAGGGTGCGAGTGATGGTATCGGAACCCCGGAAAGGTCGGATCTCCATCTTCATTGCGGTGATGTTCCCAGGGAGTGCGGTGAAGGTGAAATTAATCGGATCAGTAGAGTCGTTCCGATATATCTCTAGATCAAATATTCCAGGCATGAATGATTACCATTTATTCCCATTCTATCCCCCCTGCCCATTGTCACTGTCACCCGCTGTCACGGTGACAGCCCCTTTCTTGGTGACAGCTAGAACCTATACAGAGCCTATGCCCTGGCTACTGTCACCACTGTCACCAACTTTTGCAACCCCTCTGAAACTCCCCCTTGGTACCGATGATCCGATTTGTACCCCTAGGGGGCGATTGTATTTATTCTCTCTAATGGCGGTGACAGTGGTGACAGTGCTTAGAACCTATGCGGGGCGGCTGTCCTGGCTGTCACTGACAAAGGGGCTGTCATTGATGACAGTAGGCAATAGACGATGCTATTGAGAATGGGGGCACACTAAAAAGCCCCGCCGGGGGAGCGGGGCGATCGGGTCGAATCTTTTCTAGTAAATCATTCTTTTGATTTCCCCTCGGTATTCTTTCGCATCTCAAACATTGCCTTCGCCGCAACGCGAATCACTTCTACAAACTCTCCAGCAGTCAAAGTATGATCGCCAAGTTGATGAAAGTTTTGGAGTACGATTATCAGATGATGGACAGGGGGGAATTGTCGCCACTCATCAAAGGCAAGGTGAGAGACATCATTGACTGAGTGCCACTCCGCATGGCACCCAAGACACAACAGGGCTAGATTGTCCGGGGTATCCTCGCCGCCAAATTGAACAGCTTTGATGTGGTGATAATGAAGCGCATCACGCCGCCCGCATTTACAGCAAAACGCTCCGCCGTTATTTTTGATCACTAACTCTTTTGTTTGCTTGCTGATTGCCTTGCGTCCCATCACTCCCCCAGTATCATCAAGTGTTCATTGATCGCCGTCACATCATCCCGATCCCATGCCCGCCAATCGGCAGGGGTGAGAGTCGCAGCGAAGGCAGCATAGAACCGCGCCCGCTTCTCATTGATATCAAGGGGACGCATCCCAAAGGCATCGCGGAAAAAGTCCGTCAAGGCCATGTCCGTCAGGGCCATCTGAAGTGCGATCGCTTGGGGTTTGCCCTTGGTAGCCGCGTAAAGAATCAAGGCATTGAGATCACGGATCGAAATAGTCTGAGCGGAATCACCGCCTCCACGAATAGACCGGGTTGCCGCTTTCTTGATCTGTCCCGTGAACCCCATACCCTGCAAGGCTTTGACCGGGTTGCCGTTTTTGGAAAGGATGCGCCCTAGCCATTCCTTGCTAAATCCCAGTAGGACACTCGCCCCCGTCAAAGAAACTCGAAACTCTCCATCTGGCATTCGGTAGCCATCAATGGAGAGTCCATCAAAGAATCGCACCGTAGCGCGTTCGGATCGTAAAATAGTCATGTTGGCCTGTATGGTAGGTTAACTGCCCTCGGATGCTTGCAACATCGCGGGGGGCTTCTTTATTTTACCCCACAGCACGGGGGCGGTTCCCCTCTATTCTACCCCCTGCCAAATTAATCCCGTTGGATGCTTGCCATAGGGTTTTATCTCCGCTATATTGATAAATGAAGAGACACACACGGAGCAAATCAAATGACACTCACCGCCGCCGAAGCCGCTACCCAACTAGGAGTCAGCATTGAATCTTTCAGTGCGTCGCTATCCCGTCTTGGGTTTAATTACACTACATTTACGGAATGCGACATCGCCAACATCGCGGGAGAGATTTACTCCCACGAGGGCGAAACCTATATGGATGAAGAGAGTGATGAAGATTTCCATCACCCTCTGACCAAGGTAGACCATTACGCAAGTCCGACAATGCGGTACATGACCGCACGATTGGACATGGAGTTAGAGTCAAATATCGATATGGTTAAAACCAAGCTCGATGCTTATCGTAATCTCGAACCGGAATCAAGCATGATTCCTCAGATCGAGGAGGAGTTGGCGATTCTAATCGCACGTCGTCAATAATCGCCCACCGGGCGCGTGTATCGCCCCTTGTCACTACCCACCCCGCCAATGACTAACCCACCCTGCCCCCACTGCGGCACCAAGACCCGCAAGCATGGCCCCGCCCCCAGCGGGGAGCATCGCTACAGATGCACGTCCAAGGCGTGCGGGAAAGCCTTCACGCCGAAACCAGCCGCACCGGGCCGCCCCCGTGCGTACCAAGGGGATACACGGGAACGCAAGCAACAAGCTCAAGCAGCATGGAAACGAAAAAAAACACGGAGACCAAGACGATGAAACATGACCCCCGCCTCGCTAGTATGCAGATCGGTAAACACCGGGGCAAGACCCTCGGATGGCTTGCCGATAACTACCCAAGCTACCTTCGGTGGTACGCAAACCGCCGCCCCGCTGACCGCTTCATCAAGGCCGCAGAGCAGGTCGTGAACGAGATGGACGGGAAGCCTAACGCCCCGCTACCTTCAGACGTGGAACATTTTGTCGATATGATGGAAGACTAATCCCTAGACACACCACAGCGAACGCCCCGGTGAGGGCGTTTTTTGTTGCGTCTAGGGCTAAAATAGGGGACATGGCGATCCTCAATCTGGCAAC